GCTTTAATAGTATTTCCAGAAAGCACTGACCACCTAATCCACATCTCGTCATCAGGTTGGTCAAATGGGGCGTTATCGAATGCAATAAGGTACTCATCACCGAACTCATCGGAGAACCGCTTCCTAATTACATCGTGTAATTTTTGTGAGGATTCAATGGTCATGTTGGTTAATCGACCTCTCCTACTTCACTTATACTATGCTTTAAAGTTAATCTATTCACAGTTACTTTTAACATACCTTGACTGTTATGTTGCTTACTATTGCCATTCTCAAGGTCTTCGATGTAATCAACATTATTTGTTATGTATACTGATTTAGGGACTCTATTTTTTGCTGTGGCTCTTAGTATTTTTTCCGTACCCGTTGCAATAGAGTTACCGCCTGTTTTATCCATTCTTGAATCTGTTGCTTTTGCCATTGAACGACCTGCGGTAGTAACATTCCAGTTACCTTTAGCACGACCAGTATCAACAGGAGTCATATCAACAAGACCCTCTAAAGCCTCTAGGCTGAGTTTCTTGATGGCGTAAGAAAGTTGTTGCGCAGGAAGAGCCGCCCCTAAGTTAAGAACTGCTGTTGCAAATATCTTACTATTACTTCCTATCATTATCGCCTCAGTTGCATTTCATATAAACCAATTTCATCACCAGTGTACCCCGTTATTACATTCATAACACGCCAACTTTGATTATCGAAAGTGACTTCAAGACCATTGGCGGGAGTAAACAACAGACCAGAAGAAGATATAGATATAGAACAATCATTACTGTCTATAACATCACCATCAATCATGTCGGCTCTATAATTAGCAGGGGGTGTAGCCTTCACGGTGTACTTTTCCACACCAGACTCAACGACTGAACCATCGTCAGGGTCATAAGAAGCAAGACCTGGTACGACAAAGACTACATTCTTACCATAGGTATCTATGATAGATTTAATCTTTGGTATTAGGGTTGTATCAAGTTCTGTTGCCATTACCCTCTTTCCATAACTATTGTTCCTTGGTTTCTAAGCATTCCACGAAGTAAAGTCGCTACCTTTCGGTATGTCTTTATTTGGGACTTCCCGCCCTCATACTTCGTTGTTGAGGCTACTGACCCAACACTTACGCTTTCTTCTGAAATTATCCCTGTATTTACCAAGTCTGGCAATAAATCTTCTGATATAGCCAAAACCGCTGCTTCACAGCAAGCCTGTTCTAAATTTTTAGGCACATCATCACTACCAATAGCAAAGCCATCAATATCTATAATGTCTGTGCGAGGAAAAGCAAGTGCTTGTTCACGATACACCCTTCTACCTACCCAGTTGCCGTTATATCTTCTATCTAAATAAGCAGTAGCGTTTCTTATAGCCGCTTCTTTTTGTGCATCTGTTACAGCAGAATCGTTCCAAGCCGTTGAACCTTGACGATTCGTGAAATAAGTGTCTGCAAAATCTGCTGAAACATAGGCATCCGCATCACTTTTACCTGAGCCATCTTCAACAACAAGAGCCATTTAGTTAATCCTCATTATCTTTTGGTTCTGATTTTTTAGAAAAAATCTTCTTTTTGGTTGGTTGCGCTGCTTTTTCTTTTGGTGCAACTTGACCGCCAGGCACTTTATACCCTTTAGCCAAATACGCATCAAGGTCTTTTTTTGCGATAGTAAGACGACCCGCACCATTTGCAACATCAATTGTTTCTGGATTATCCATCGTCATTACCCCACTTCTTAGAAGATTTCTTCTTTGTTGTCTTTTTAGGGGCAGGAGCAGGTTTACTGCCTTCTACATAGTACCCTTTTGCTTCCCACTGTTTTCTATCAGAAACATTGAAGGTTTTTTTCTTCCCCTCATTGTTTACCAATGTTATTGTTGGTATTCTTGAATTATTCATTCTTATAGTCCTTCTTTACTGATGTTGCCCCGCCCCTGTGTGGGGCGGGGCATTATCAAATACTAACAACTAAGATTACGATGCAGATGTATAAACTTTACAAGCATATTCTGGACGAACACATTTTGTACCATAAAGAATATCAAATTCCCAAGTGGTTTGTTTGTATTGTCGTTGAACTTCAAGTCGTAATGAAAGACCAGAAACAGGGTCAGTCATTGACAGCATGTTGCTACCCATTGCTAAATCAGTTGCAGAAGCCATCAAAGGACGAGTTGCAAGAGCAAACGCATCACGGTGGAACGCAAGACCTACACGACCTGTATCACTAGCAACATTTGGATGCCAAGTAATAGCAGCAGCACCTGCGGCAGTAACCGCAACTTTTAATGCAGGACTAATTGATATGGTTACATCACCAGAGATTAAACTGGCATCAGCAGTCGCAGCATAATAGGTGCTATCACCTGCAATAGTGAACGAGTCACCTGCTAAAATGGTTTCAGTCGCATTGTGAGTAACGCTTAATGTTCGACTTCCAATAGCAGTGTCTGCTGCACATTCTGAAGCCCCATTTATTGCCGTACCGCCAGTGTGAAGAGGACAATCATCGTCTGCCCACCAGTTGAATCCGTACTTACGACCTATATCGCCTTCTCGTCTAGCCAACCCACCATCCGCATTTGTATTAGCGGCAGAGAAGTCTGCTGTACCTAGAATCGTTGCTTCGGCTTCGTGGTTTATTACAAAAGAACGATTGTCATTAGGACAGCCGCCCATGTTGAGCAATTTTCGTGCTTCAGTAATAGCAGGAACACCAAAAGTAGCCGCATCTTCGTTAGCAAGATTACCAACATCTGTATATGTAGCAAAGATGTCTTGGTTCACTTGGTTTGCAATACCACGAACTGCTTCTGATACTTGCATTGGCATGAAATCACGATTTCTGTCAACTTCAGTAAGTTCTTTGTCGGTGAGGTGGAAAGGTGTATTTTTGTACCACTTGTCCAATGAGATTTGTACGAGGTCAGGAGTTGCGCCACCAGGAACTTCAAAAACATTACTTGGTGTAACTGCGGCAACTGCGATAGCCGTACTGATTGGCACATCAATTGTTGTGCCTTTTTGAGCGGCTTCATTCCCATAATCCATATTTACTAGACGGGGTAGAACGCATCGCTCACGAAGAGCCAATAGACCTTTTGCAAGAATCTTCGGCATGATGTTAGAAAGTGTGTTAGCAGCCATTGTGCTTTCATCCTTTTTTCTATAATGTGAAACTGAAAGAACAAACCCACTACAAAGGAGTTTGTAAATTTGTGTTCCGCATCATCCCGACACGGTGGCATCTCGCCGAAGTAAGGACACTTAATCGTTTGTAACTATTGAGTCGCCTGAAGCGATTGCCTCAATGTTACTATTAAGTGCCTCTTGGTCAAACCGACTAATACTTCGGCGACCTGCGCTTCCTGAACTGGAAGCACTATTTGTGTTCGTAGCCCCACTTCCTGTGGAACCTGAACCCTTAAAAGCACGAGCGAATGAATCGCTTGTTTTCATTTCCTCGACTAACTGAGTGATTGACATGGGTGAACCCTGTGCATCACCAATACGAGGATTACCACTACTATCGACCACTTCTGCAATGAAAGAGCCGTTTTCTGATCTTCTCATCCTAGTTTGGTTCATAACATGTGGCAATAATAAATCCACAGACCCTTCAAGGTCTGCGATGGCTTTTGTAGCGGAAGATGTAATGAGATTTTGTTCTAGTTGACTAATAAGAGACTTATTTTCATCTGTCATTGAAACCAAAGCAGATTCGTGTTGTTTAATCAACTGTGCTTCTCTCACCTTTATTGCTTCTGCAACTTTTGCATCTGGGTCAAAATTTGCATATTCTTCAATTTTTTCTAATGCTTCTCGTGCCAGTTTAGCATCTAAACCTTCAAATTGTTTAAGTGCTTTACTCGCTGATTGTGCATTTGCTCTCTCTTTTCCTAGAGCCGATTTAAGGGCGGTTGTGTTTTCCAACTCGTACCCATTTGCTCCTGCCACATTTAAGAGAAACGAGCCATCTTCTTGCTCATTGTAAAATGCTGCAACGCCCTCATCTAATCCCTCGGTTGTACTTATGTGTGCTTGTAATTCTGTCATACTATCAATTCTCCTTATTTGGGGGCTTCTCGCCCTTCTATGTAGTAGTTCTATTTACTTCTTCGGCAATAACATTCTTGCTTCCGTACTATTCTATCATTTTATCATTTCTTTTGTAATGCGTAGTGGACACACGGCGGGCAGGAGGATACCCACCGTGCGCCCCATGCAGACCCAACCCAGGGCAGCAAGAACTTCTACACAAATTACATCGGCAGAGAATAAGAAGAACATACCTACTATCACTTTGGAATTAGTTTTTACTTTGTGAAAAGTATTAGTTAATGAATAGTGTGTTTTTAGGTATGTAATCAATTCTTACTCTTTCGCCATAATGTCCGATTAGTAGTACAAGGCAAGAATCTTTATGGAGACACATAAGACGGCGAAAATTGCGTGTATATCTTGTACACATGCACCACACACACCAACCGATACTGTTGATTGGGTTCTTTCCACACTGTCTAACATAAAGGGGCTTACTCATTTTGGTGGTGATGTGTTTGATTCTGATGCTGCTTCTGTTCATCCATCTGATGATATAAACGCACACACACTGGAAGAAGAATATGAACATGCCCATATTCTCTTGTCGGCGATACGAGGTGTATTGAATCCTGACACTGAACTTTGGATAAACAAAGGGAACCACGATGCGAATATAGAAGCCCGTGACCCAAGAAGAGTACCTGCACGAATAAGAAGCCTAGTGCATTGGAATATGCACCCTATTTTTAGGGAAGAGTTCAAAAAATGGGAGTGGCTACCATACGAAAAATCTTCTCGATGTGTTAAAAGCATTGGGCAGATTTGTTTTTACCACGGCTTTGATATTTCTCTACAAAGTGATGAACTAGAGGGGCTTCAAATGTTAAACACTATGCCAGATGCGCAACAACAAACATTTAGACTTATGGTTCGTGGACATACCCACAGACCTATACCTCCCACACAAATGTTACGAACAAAAAAAGTTCCACTTCCGTTTTGGTATGCTAATGTAGGCACATGCGGTCCACTAAAACCAGACTATATGATTCGTAAAGACTCTAGCCTGTGGGGGGCAGCAATACTTGTTGTTAAATGCCGAATAGACCGCCCATCTCGTCTTGTAGGCAAGTGTTGGGATGCGGAACTAATCAGGATGACAAAGCAATGCGTGTTGAAATAAGAGGTAAAAGGTGGAGTCTGGAGGTAGTAGATTACCTGCAAGATGGTAGTTGTGGAAGCATTGACCCTTCTAATACTCCGCAAAAGAGGATTCTTATAGCCCGTAACCAGACCCCCATAGACCAACTCGATACTGTGTTGCATGAATGCCTACACGCCGCACTACCCGACCTAGACGAAGATGCAATAACAGAATCCGCAACAGACATTGCTAAAATTCTTCATAGATTTGGGTGCAAGGTTTCTTTATAGTGACAATCCCTCATTCTCCATCTTGGCAAACAAAAACAGAAGGGATGACCGAAGATGAGGTGGTAAAACTTCTTCAAACTACACCCACAAAAAGACTATTAAGTGCTTTAAGAGGATTTCCACGCATCCTCCAAGAAATATCCAATAGTGAGAAAATAAAAGAACCAGATAAAGGCGATATGAAATGGGTGGCGGATAGATTACGAATAATTGTTGTGGTACTAGAACAACAGTGGGAAAATGAAACTAACGAGAAAGCATAAGGTCTTCTAATTTAACTAATTGGTCGAGCGTTAAGGGTCTGTATTTGCTATCAATAAACTTTTCCATAGGCACAACACCCCGCCTATACAATGCCGCCTTGCCTTTACCCATTACTTCATTTTGAAACTCTATTGGCTGTCTTCTAATCCACTGAGCATAAGTTACATTTGCAGGAACTAACCCATTCATTGATGTCCGTGCGCCCATAGGGGCTTCCCTCAAGTTAATACCCAATTCTTTCCAACTCCTAGTTACTGCAACTGTTGTTGAACGGCACTGGTGGTGCATTGGTGGTCTAGGTCCTTCATAGATTCCAAACACTTGACCATCTAATGTCCTACAAATATCTGTTGTTCTTCCATCGAGAACAGCAACATACCTAACTCCTTTTATTATGTCACTATTCTCAGCCCAAAGCATCTCTCTTGCTTGTGATGATATATGGCTTATTGCTGTTCTAACTATTGTTGTTGCGTGTCGTCTTGTCGTGTGAATTGCCCCATCAGCAAAAGAAGCAGACGATGTACCCACAACACGCCTAATAATTTTAGGCGTAGATTCACCAGTAGCAACACCAATGTTAATTTGACTTGAAATGGTCGCTTGTGCATTTCTCTCCAACCCTTTCCACCAATCTTTTAAAAACCTACCCTCAAAGGGTTTGCTTGTCGCAATAGAGCGTAACATATTTGTACTAGGTAAAACAATTTCAGGAACTAAATGCAATACACCTGCTTGTTCAAGCGTATTACTTATCATAGCATGTTGGTATCGTGCTTCGTACACACCAATCTCTGCAAGATTCTTTCTAACATCAGCACTAGCGTTAGACAACCCAACACTAATAAGTTCATTTATGCTTTTTAACATTGCTATGTAGCGTTTTGTTTTCCAAACATTACTGTCAAATCCCCTAGCAGTTATACGAGAAAGTCTTTTTTCTAAAGTAGCAGCAATATCTGGGAACATATCATTATTTAAAAAAGCAACTATTGCGTTGGCTTCGTGGGTCTTCAATCTTTCCATGTAAACAGCATGTAAGATAGACGAATCATGTAATGCTTCGTTTACTGAGCCAATAAGACCCAGTGCTTTTTGTCTTTCTGAAAATCCAACAAAATCAAAATGGGGTGACATTACTCTCCTAAGTCATCTTGGTCAGATTCTTTTTGTTGTTGCCCCTGACAACAATCTCCACCAACTTGTATCTGACCACATAATGCACACTGTATATGCCCGTGGCAAAAAACTGGGTTAAATGGTCGTCCACACCTATCACAAATAGTTGTTTCCTTTAAATTATTATCAATACTTAGCATCTAATTTAGTTTCTTTCTTTTCTTGCGTTTCATTCTCATCTTCGTTTGTGTCTTCGGTAAGTGGGAATGAAAGCAATCCAAGTGGCGGACCTTCTTCTTCGATAGCCTCAAGTTCTGAGTCAATATCCACAACCTCCGACAACAACCCACGCCTTTTAACTTCTCGTAAGAATGTGTCGCCTGATAGCAACGCCGCTTTACGCATTTCGATGAGGGAGCGAATATCATCACCAATGCGTTCGGAAAGACCAAAATCATTGTTAATATCAATAGAAAAAGTTTCAGGCAACTCAGTTTTAGTCCACTGTGTTGCATATTCAAATGCTTGTCGTAATGTATTTTCAAGTGAGCGAATCCATGCTTGTATAGATGTATGTGTTCTACTTTCGTCAAGAACCCTGCCTGTTGCTGTCTGGTTTCCTGAGCGTTGCACGATAGGTTGAAGACCTAGAACTTTCATTCTTTCTTCAAGTTTGTCTAAGTCTTCTTGCCCTGTTTGAATGGCACTACCTTTATGTTCTACATAACTAACCCTTGCGTCTGCATTCGTTGAGCGAATAAGTTGATTAGGACCAATTGTAAGACCCTCTTCCATTTCTTCTTCTGAGAATCCTGCCGCAAATAGCACACCAACCCTTGCAAACCTTAAAATGTTCCGTTGGTCAGACATGCTTTGCCAATGAGCAAGATTTAGCCAAGCCAAATCCTCCATAGGGGGTGTACTGGTCATAGTTCCTGTTCTTGCTACATAAAAAGTGGTAATGGGGATGCTTCCGAAAGAGTGTGTATTGGAATCAATCAAAGAGTAATCTGATTCTTTTTTATTTTCGTCTTTTCTCCAGAGTTGCCAATCGTGGGGTGTGTATACACGAATATAATCTACTTCTTTGTCTCCAAACTCTCCTTCTGATTCTGTTTTTCGTTCGTGTATTCTTATTTGTGTTAAAACTTCTTTACCACTACCTGCTATTTCAGTTCTCCAACCTATCACTTGTGTAGGATTAACATGGACAAAAATAGGACGAACTCCCGCTTCTTTTTCGTCTGCAAGAGTTGCAGTAGAGGAGAATTGAGGAAAATCAATTAAAATGTGTGAACACCCATAAGTAACCCCTGCTGTAAAGACATCTCTTGAAAATTGTGTAAGATTTCTTCCATTCATGTCCATATCTTTAATCCATTCATTTGTTTGGTCGGTCTTGTCACCTAAACAAAGAACAGGTCTACTAAATGGTTTTGATACAAGTTTTTCTATTGTGTCTCGATAAGCACCATACAAGAAAGAACGATTAAGTCTGTTTATGTATGCTTCGGATGACTCTCGTGGTTCTTGTGCAAGCCACTTGGTTCTTCCTTTTCTCATTTCTTGTGTCCCACCCATAAGAGCGTGTAACAACTCCCACTTCGC